ACCTCTTGGTAGACTCTCTTCATGCCATGTGACATTCGGAAGAGCCCAGACTCTAACGTCAAGTCTCCCACCAGTGGAGGACTATCACCCGCAAATCTGTGCAATACCTGGTAGAACTCCTGCCAAATCGGGATGCCTCCAGTCAGGGAGGTACCACCAATTGAAACGGCTTGCGCCCATTTCTTGGCTAGTTTTTCGGTATTGAGAGGTTTTGTGCTCACACAGTCCTTGGCAATGGCAGTACGCGGATCGCGTATCATGACATACCCCTCACTCGTGAGCACAGGTCGGCATTGACAAAACTCAATTTGTTCAAATACGGACACTGACTGTTCAATTTTCATGGTAAAGCCCATGTCTAGGAACCAGCTTACTAGATACTCTTCGACTTTCCAAAGGTCGGATTGGTCAATTATGAGCGCACAATCATCACCATCGTTCGCTAACTCAAACTTGATGTCATGTTCATCACAAAATGCCTTGACATTGGAGCTCATGATCAAACAGTTGCCAGAGGCAGTGTTCATATCACCAGAAGCTCGTCCGCCAAGTTGTTTGTACTTGATGATCCCATCAAAGAAATACGCCTTGCCCACTTGAGTGAGCTGGAGTTTCAACAATTTGGATAATTGCTTAGATCCAGGGTAGTAGTCCTTGTACAGGGAGTGCTCATAATTCAAAGCGGTGACACCGATATGTTGGTCGAAGCGTTTGGCATCCAGCCCGATTGCTACTGGATTGACAAACTTACCCCACTTTTTGTGTAGGGCTTCACCTCTTTCTCTAGGGTTCATTCCTTTGAATATGGTAGGAGAACCAAAGATTTTATCGGTTGCTTTGTAAAGCTTTTTCTCGATCGGTTTTAAGTACCGACCCAGTTCAACATTGAATCTCGGCGCTCTAGGTGAGATTAGCCGAGGTGCTGGATTAGGTTTTGCCGTAAAGTTTATTTTCTCTACTTTGTTGAAATATTTGAGGTGGCTGTCTATGACAGTCCAGACCACATTCTCCAAAGAGGCCGCCGCGTTTTCGTAAATTGTACGCTTACGTCCCGTATAGTACCCGCAAAATTGCTCGCGGGTGATACGCTTCATAAACGACGCTTCACGCTTGTACGCTTGGCGGATGTTGGACAATCGCCTGTTGAACAGGTTTTTGTCAGGTCTGGGCGGTGCCTCAAACCCATCGTCCGTGGGGACAAATGCAACTCTTTCGGTTATTGCTCTAATCATGGCTTCAATGCTGCCTTGGTATGTTCGCACGTCTATCTTGGGTGAGAGGCCCGAGAATAGACTGTTGGGTTGCTGACGTTTGGTCTTTGACCTTATCGATCTTATCACTGTCAACCCCGGAACTATGAGAGTGCACGTTGTGGGTGCACATATCCGGCGTGATAGATCGACAAGGCCTGATCAATGAGGTCTCTCCTCTGACTCCGTGCGATAGAGCCAGGGTATGAGATCCCCGTGTTTCCTGTAGACCCTCCAAACTGCTGAGCTGGCCTCGTCCTTGCGTCGTAGTACTACTGCACTATTTCGCAATTTCTTGGCATCCAGCTCCTCTGATGTGGGGGTCATTGATGTTTCCAGGGCACGGGGCAGCTTCCTCTTGGTGGCATATGGGGTGAGACCATCCTCCTTCATTCTTCTGTAAAGAAAATCTCGGGCAATGTCTCTATTTGCTTTGGTATCAAGAGTGAAGCCAAACCTCAGTCGGCACTCCACACCGTAATCCACCGCTCGCACGGTGAGTTTTGGTTCCGGTTCCTTGTCAGGGACCTCGGGGGTATTTACCCGAGTGGAAGGTGTGGAGGCGCTGTCGGTGGTAACGCCTTGACGGCTTTTACCTATGCGGCGGGACTTGATTGACACTCTCGAATCAGGGTCTCGCTTCGTCAACACCGACATGATGCGACTTTGGAGTTCCAGGTCTTTCTGCCTAGACTGGGACTCATTGGGGGGTTGTTGTTGTAGGCTCTCGGCAACCTCAGCGAGCACCCCCAGGCGCTCGTTGGTCG